TTGGGAAGATAAATAGGATGATATGAGATGCGATCAAACGGTTTTCGATCGGGGTCGTAATTATCAGCAGAAAGCTCGAGAGCTCTGAATATAGCATTTCGTGTGTAAAGCTTATTACCATCTCGTTTGCCTTCAGTATTCCTGTACAATTTAGCAATGGAAGCACGTGTGGCTTTGAGTCGTGCAACCTCCTCTTCGAGAGCGGCAATACGCAGTGCGTTTTCCGACATGTTACAAATGAAGACTGAAATACAGTGTTTTCTTTGGTGTATCAGTGCTATGAATATATTCTCAAAAAAAATTTCAATTTTTGGTGAATTTAGGTTCTCCTCTACAGAGTCTTATAAATCTAGCACACAGGAGGGGGGCTTGGGGGTTCCCCCGCTAGGTGAATTTCTTTTTAATGTAATTAAAGAAATGTTGTTCACAAACCTCGATATTGTACAAAAATATTTTTTTCACGTAACCTTCAAAATGCTGTTTATTATTTTTCGCATCGAATCCAGACAAATGTGTATTAATCTTGCGATGTAGATCATTCCAGATTTTGCGACTGTGGACTTTGGTGTAAGTGACCCATTCATTATTATCGTATATGACCACCCTATTTTTGTGCCGTTTAATAGGAAGACATTCGTTTCTATTCAAACACCGTTTGAAAGTAGCCATGAGGTTGGTTTCATAGCAATATTCAAAATCTTCTTTCCTAACCACAACCTCCTCCAAGTATTCGTCCAGATTTTTATCTAAGTTTAGTCGATGTATAGTATCTTCCAACTCATCGACCTTTGATTTCTCTTGAATATATAGTTGATGATAATCAACGATTTCCATTTACACACATGAAATCAAATATTTATTTGATTTTCAATTTTTAATGTGGAACCAAGGCTCCCCTTTACCCCTTCTTTTTAGGCGGGCGCACCCCTTTATAAATTTATATTCAAATTTAAATAGGAAAAAACAATGTTTATTAATAATGCTACCAGAAGTATTAATAAACGAAATATTAGTCAATGCAAATATACATTGCCATAGTTGTTTAAGAATTATTTGTTGTAAAACAATAAAACAAATAAAAAAACAAGGCAAATATTATTATTGTAATAAACAATGCTTGCTAACTGCTTGAAATGTATAATTAAAACTATGCGAAAACGTATAAAAGAACAATCCCCCAAACAACTACCAAAAGAATCCAATAATTCTACTATTGTAGTGAAAAACGACTATAAAGAGAGAATGGACCAATTAAGACCACCAAAATTGACAATACGAAAACGTAGAATGCGAATATACTGGTATCATAGAGAAGAATCCTAAGAATTGAAATAAAAAATACAAATATAATATAACAATGCCACGAAAAACAAAAAATGCAAAAAAAGCTAAATCTGCAGGTGTTCGAAAAACAATAAGAGCAAGTGCACGCACCACACGAAGTCAAGTTCAAGATATAATAGAAAGAGAAGGCGAACTACCACCGCCACCACCACCACAACTAAGACGACAAAGAGCAATAATGTCGACCCCTACATATGATAGAATGAGTGTAGCACCACCAGACCACCGAGATAGTATTAACAATGTTAGTATGGAACTGGTTAGGTTTATGGAAAACAAAATATTACTCGAAGAAAAAATAAAAAGGAATATTACAAAGAAAGACGCAAATATTGCAATCAAGGTTTTGAGACAACTTGCGAAAATACCAGAACAAACACTCCCCCAAGTTCGTAAGTATACAGCACCGGTTAGCCCATTTGAGGATTAGTGGCGGTCGTTTTGAAGGGAAAAAATAAAAATTCTATTTAAATATATCAAAATGATTTCTCATAAACTCAAGTTTATATTCATACACATCCCAAAAACATCAGGTAATTCATTATCATTGTATTTAAAAGATAACCCTAGGTTCCCCCTTACCCACTCCTTTGTTAAGGGTTAGAAAAGGTTCAGTACCAAGGAGGGGGCTTGAGAGAACCTAGGTTCCCCCTATAGATATTCACTCTTAAAATCATCTAGCAACATTATTTTTACATTATGTTTTTGAGCATCCTTCATCTTAGACGAAGACGAGTCAATCGAATCTGTAACAAGAACAAACGTGATGGCTTTGACTTTATCACCAATGACACCACCGAGACCAACAATGGTTTCTTCTAAGGTTTTATCTCTGGTTCCAGTAAATACAACAATCTTGTCATTCAGAAAATGGTCACTATCGACTTTCTTTTTAGTAAGCTTAATGTCTAGTTTTGACATTAAATTTGCAGTTTGAATAAAATCTAGAAATTTGGGAATGTTGGTGACAAACAACTGAGCAGTCTTCTTGGCAATTCCTTTTACACTAGTAACCTGTTTAATTTTATTTTCTTCGTTATCATCATTGGTGAGAATATTAGGATATTCATCAAGAATACTTTGAATTCGTTTTTCACCAAACCCCCTCCCAAACAAATTCGATCCTACCATCAGATCAACCAACGACATTTTTTCTATTTTAGACTGGATATTGGTGTGCAATTTATTTGCTGATTTTTCCTTAAATCCAGGGACCTTCAAAAAGTCATCAATTGTCATCGAAATAATTTTGGGGACTGAATCATAACCCGCATTAATAATTTTTTTGATATTTCCTGGTCCCAATCCGTCTACATCGGCGAAGAATCCGGTGATGGTTTTTTGTAGTACAGTGATGTTTTCCTCTTTCGAAGCTAGCATAATATCTACGTGTGTTTCGTTCCAAACATATGAAAGGTCGGGGAAGTGTGGGGTGGCAGCGGGGCGAACAACTTTGTTAATGTGCGGAATGACGTCACCACTACGAACAATTTCCACAACCGCGCCTACATTGATCTTATTTTTCTCGATGAATGAAGCATTAAACCCCGTTGCGTATGTAATGGTGACCCCACCGAGATCAATAGGTTCGATTTGAATCCGTGGTTTCAAATACCCGTCCTTGCTAGGTGCCCAAAGAACGTCCAACACCTTTGCCTCGGCACTTTGATCATCTAGCAACATTTTAAAAGCAAACGCATGTTTGGGGTTTCCAGAAATTCGTGGATAGATGCGGTCATGGTAAACGACAATTCCGTCCATATCATAAGGGGATTGGTTTCTCCAAGTTTTGAGTAGATCAGATAAAATGGAATTTGAAAGAGAAGTTAGAATGGTGTATTGACAAACATGTGGAAAGTTTTTTCCAAGAAGTTGAAATTGTGCACTGGGGTCCAAAGTAGGCACCAATACTTCATATGCAACAAAATCCACCAACTTCATTTCCGAAGCCTTCACTTTTTTTGAATTTATGATACCAGCAACCAAATTTCGCGCGTTTGCCTTATCCGCAAACTTTTTGAAGTTTTCCTTTGAAATGACAAATTCCCCACGCACAACATGTTGACCTTCAGGAAATTTGAAATAAGGAATCAAATAACTAATGTCTTGTCCAATCTTACCATTGCCACGTGTGTACAGTTTCTTGTTAGCCCCATCATAAAGCCCGCTAACACCATCCAACTTTACAGACAATACATATTGCTGTGGGTCGTTGTACTTTTGAAGCCAATTATCTAGCGCATTTGTAGTGGGTTTGATTTTATCCATAGACGGCATTTCATATGGCAAGGTGACTTTTTGTTTGTCATTTTCTGAAATATCAGCCCCTACTTCCTGTAAAACTTCGGCGTCGGGGAATTTAGTTTCTACAAATTCTTTAATAATATCGTATTCGTCGTCATTGATGAAGGTTTTGCCTTTATTATGATAGGCATCATTTGCTTTACGTATGATTTCAGAGATCTCCTGCAACGTCAAAGTATCTAAATACTTAACACCATCGCTTCGGAACTTTTCAACAAATGCTAGATTTGATTTGATTTTTAGTTTGATAGTTAATGGTTTTAGTGAGCTTTTATCAATTCGGTTTTTTGGTTCTACATATTTCACTTTCAAAAATTTGAAAATATCCTTTTCATTTTTGATATTTTTCACATGTTCTTTGGTCTTTGTATGTTCGAGACGGTGTTCGTTCATCGTATACTCCATATCCAATGCCAATTGTCGCATTGCTGTGTTTAACAATTGACTACCGGTGAAGTAAAGCAATGCAAATGGAAACTCGCTTGGAGGCGAATACATAAAATCCACACGCCTAGCGGGTTTTCCAGACAATTGACCAATGACTAGAATTTTAATTTGTTTTACACCATCAGTAAGTTTGTGCAGAATTATTCCATTATCAACAAGCTTATCAATGAAAACCGTGAATACTGATTTATCATCTCCAGTAACAATAACATCAATATCCCCCGAGTTTTCTGCCTCCCGGCGATAACTTCCTACAATTTCAAAGTGTGCGTCTGATTGTTTGGTCTCGTCTTTCGCCTCGTCGAATAGCTTAGTAAATTCATGTTTGTAAATATTGATCTCAGCGCGCGGAATGCGCATGTTAATATCCTCATAATATTGTAGTCCTAGTTTTTGAGTGTCGTTCAAAAACTCATCTTGACGTTCCCTTAGCATTTCAATGTTAGTAATCCCAGCATCGACAAGCTTCTTGCTATGCTTCGGACCTACGCCGTAAATTTTCGTAAAAGTCTCCAGCAGTGCATCATATTCTTTTTCCTGTTCGAGCAAGTCGATTTTACCAGTCGAAATAAGTTGTTGCAGTTTTTCTTGTGTGGTTGGTCCAATCCCCTTCAAACCCTTAATATCTTCAATACTATTGATTTGTTCAGGATAATTTGTGATTGCTTGCTTTGCTTTGCGGTATGCAATGGCCCTCATTCCATCACCTTGCCTATACATAATTTTTTCGAGTAGTTCCAGCTTTTCTGCAAACAATTTTTTAAATGGTGGAGAATAAATCATAGTTTACTTTTAAGATAAATGTATATTTTTAGATACATATTTATTTAATAATGAAAAAATTATTCAATTTTTAGGGGGAACCAAGGTTCCCCCTTACCCCCTCCTTGAAACAAACCCTAACTAAAATGATAATGAATCTAGAACAAAGGAGGGGGTAAGGGGGAACCTTGGTTCCCCCTAAAAATTGATTTTAAAAAGAAATTTATATATTAGTTAAATGACAATAATTCTCGTTGATGGGAGTTATTTTGTATTTTACCGATATTACGCAACATTAGCCTGGTGGAGGCACCAACAAACACAAGAAAACTCAAGTCTGGTGGATTTACACGAAAACGAAGAATTTGTAGAAAAGTTTATTGATTTGTTCGAGCGACGACTGAGAGAAATTCCACAAAAACTAAAAATTAAAGATCCTTACGAAATGTACGTAGCATATGATTGTTCGCGATCACAAATATGGCGTAACGAACATGCAGAAAACTACAAAGGAACACGAAAGAACAATTCTGACGTCGGTTATTTTTTCAAATTAGTAATGGAAAAAAAGTTATTTGAAAAACCCGAATACATTAGTGGAACGCTTTCTTTAGACTGCTTAGAAGCAGACGATTGTATTGCATTGTTCATAAAAAAGATACACAACTTACATCCATGTAGAGAGATATATGTGATAACGAACGATCATGATTATTTACAATTGAAAACAGAAAATGTGTATTTGATAAATTTGAAATATCAAAAGGTGGGTAATAGTAAAACGACGGGTGATCCACAAAAAGATTTGTTTATAAAAGCTGTTTGTGGTGATAAAAGTGACAACATAAATAAAATATTCGAAAACAAAAAAATAGGACCAAAAAAAGCAGAACTATTATACAATAACAACGAAACTTTCAAAAATCTATGTAACGAGGACAGTGAAAATACATATGGTAAGTTTTTGAAAAATATGACTTTAATATCATTCGACAATATACCTCAAACTTTCATAAATGCTTTTTATGATAAATATTTTAATGAAGGACAATGTTGACATGAATTAAGCGAAACATCCATCAAAGTCGTTGGCAAACTGATAGAGAACGTACAAAGGGGCGGCAAAAAGGGCAGCTAAGAAATGTCCGAGGTTAAACGATCCTTTGTTACATTTGAACGATAAGAAGATGCCGTAGAAGAACAACAAAGTCCATGCTGTTGAAATTAACCAATTAATCATATTGGTTGAGGGTGTTGGTATGTTTATGTAGATGCCTTCGGTCGATTCACTCATTTATATATATATATAATCTCAACATAAAAATTGAAATATTATAGACCCTTATATTTATATATTAAAAAGATCAAAGAGAATGAATGCAATGATTAAAGCCAACACAAAGGCGATTACCACTCTTCAGAGCAACATTCGTGTTTTCCTTTCAAAGTATCATCTTACAGAGAGACGTATTGCAAATATGAATACAATCGCCAAGAAAACAAATAGCCCACTTATTGGTCAAATTGTAGTGTATGATTTCAAACAAAAGCTAGGAATCATGCTTTACAAAGAGGTTGATGAAAACAACAAAATTGCAAAAAATTTCATTGTCCTTCTCAAGAAAAATATTCCTGAAAAATACATCCCACATCGAGATTTTGCAACATTTATGCTTGTGGATAATCCTATCAAAAATAATCAAATGGCAAAAGTTATTGCTATTATTCACCGCACGCCTTACAGTTACCAAAACCTACTTAATCAATCTTACAATGGTGTAATGACGAAAAATAAAAAGAATCAATACGTAATCGATTTCAAGTATCATCAGATGTCATACAAAACAATGCCATTCCGCAACATTGAAAACAACTTTGATAAGTTTCTTGACAAAAAAGTATCCTTTAAACTAGATCGCGCTTTTAACGCATTCAATATCATTGAAAAATAAACAATGAAAAGTGGAGATTATGGGTATCGATCCCATTACCTCTCGCATGCAAAGCGAGCGCTCTACCATATGAGCTAAATCCCCATTATTAGTTTGTCATTTAATTAAAAATTAATCATAACTAAGCCATCATTTTATAGCACACAATACAATAAAAAAATTTTCCTATAAAGAACATATCGACCAATAGTATAATAGATGCTATAATGATAGTGTTTGTATAAATAAAATTATATTCGAATTCCACAGGATCTTCGTTTTCATTAATAAAAATCACATCTTTCACAAACTCCTTCCTACAAATAGGACAGGAGTTTGATATTTTTTTCCAATCATAAAAACACTTTTTATGTATAATTGGATTACAATCGCATGTATTCATATCATTTGTTAGCGTTTGTAATGATATTGGTTTTCGAACATTATTGTGACATATTATACAAGATTTCATATATATTTTTATATCTTTTTTTTATCTTTTTTTATAAATTAATAATCACCTTCTTTGAAATTTGTTACATAACCTACATTTGTAGGCCTTGTATTTTCCTTTCCCTCTATTATGACACCTATCCCTTAAGCATTCCCATTCATGTTTACAACTTTCCATAAATTCATTTTCTATACAATCTTCATTTACATTGTTATCAGATGAATCCTTTTCTTTCACTTCATGTATAGGTTGATTTTTTCGGTCGGAATCATTTTTCTTTTTACCCATCATACATAGTTATAAAAAATTGAATATTTAAACCATTTACTTGAATCAAATAGGAATAAATAAAATCCGAACAAAATGTCATTTACATGTGTGGTATGTATGAACACCAAGAGATTCGATACATTGATGATGAATATTAAGTGTGGACATGCTTGTATTTGTGAGGACTGTCAGAGTCAGCTCCCCTTTACTATTTTTACAGAAAATGCTTGTCCTTTATGTAGAAGGAATGGTGAATACAGGCGTGTTCATATCAATATTGATGGAGACATAACCAGCGATGAATTAATGAATAACAACTATCCCAACAATCAAATAGTCAATGAAAATGAAAACGACAATATTGATATAATAGTTAATATCGAGCAAAACAATGATCCAAGAGTGATCAAACTAAGACAAATTTTGTATACGGGCATTAGCACTAATTATTTCATCTTGACATACGAAAAACACAACTACTTCAATCCAAAAGACGATCGTTTGGAAAATATGGTAATGGCATTTTATGGAACAGAACAATGTTCAGAAAATAATTATAAACCATTCTTCATAGATGTTACCCGACGAGTCCAATTGGCGATTAACATTAGGCGACAAATTTTCATCGTAAACGACGAAAATCTATTAAAAAGTAATCATACAATGAATACAAAAAATTGGCTTATAACAATTTTATGTGTCCGTTAAGTAGGTGTTTGTTTGCTTTTGTCATCATTTTTGGTAAATTGTAAATTACTAAGCTTGATCTCAGCATCTTTCAAACATAAATTAGTATACATTTCTTCAATCTTCTGCAAAAATTCAATTCTATTTACACTTTCTGTTCTATCTCTATATTCATGTGTAGACTGTAAAAAATGCCATATTTCTTCTTCTATTTTATCCTTGAACTCACTATATAAAAAATAGTTTCTATCCCACTTAAAAAAAGTGGAAACCGATGTTATTAGCGATATTAAGATCTGTAAATTCCATATAATCCACCATAAGTAAATGTACATCGCCTTTTCTTCATCAGTATTAATTGAGGTCAATGTAGGCGCAAGAATACTTGCCACAACAATAAATACACGTGAATAGAAATACGAATATTTATAAATTTTTTGCAAACACGACACTTTTGTAAATATTCTTTGTAACCTGAATAAACATAGTTTCTTTTCTTTGCTATCTATTTTTAAACTATTGACCTTTTCTACAATTATATCGAAATTGTGCAAAGGATATGGATGATAACAACACCTCTTTACAGAAAAATATTCAGCACTCAATAGATCTTCGTCTCCTGCATTTGTTTTATTGTCCGAGCTTTTGGGATTTTCTATCTCTTCATCATTGTGTGAAATTATTGTAATAACATTTTCCAAATGTTGGTCCCTTAACTCTTCTTCTGCCATCTAACTATATATAGTTTTATATATTTTTTGTTAATTTGGATATTGCCCAAACAGTAAAAACACCCCACATATTAGTAATAGACAAACGGGATGAGTCTAATAACCAATAACAAGCTTTACATTGGGGTGTTATGGCTAAAAACGGAGACGTTATGAATCCAATAGGTGTTGTGGGAGTACAAAAATGAATGTATAAATGACTACATGTATAATGTAAACAAATCCATATAATATATGATCTACTTAAAATTACAAAACTTCTTAAATGATTTTGTAGTTCATTACCAGTGATAAATTCATTCATACTGATAATTGATAATTTTTATATA